TTCATGCTGCCTGCGGGCTGTGTCCTGTGCCGCACGGTGTGCCTGCTCGGCTAGGTCACGCCTGTTAATTTTTACGGGCTCATCAGGTCGCCAGACGGAAACAGTTACCTCGGTGGCGTGGTTTTGACAGAAGCCGTGGTCAAGCATCCACTTGACTGCTCCGTTCTTGTGGCGCGGCTTGTCCTCAGTGGGATACCTCCTCCACAGGCCGACCGGAGGCAAGTGCTCGATCAAAATACCGTGCGCTCGGCAGAAGGTTAGGAAGTCCATGCTTCCACCTTGTTGATCCGCTCACCGATCCATCGTGCCACGGGTACTGCCCAGCTATTACCAAGGGCTTTGTATCGAGGTCCGTCAGGGCATTCGCTGGCGGGCTTCTTGCGCCAAGGGATTGCGGTGTAGTTGTCAGGAAACCCTTGCAGGCGCTCACATTCAATCGGAGTTAGTCGCCGCACTTGCATGGATGTTTGCATCACAGCAGGCACTTGGCACGCCTGTAACTGAGCCGTGGGCTTTGGATCAAGCCCCCGAGAATCGCCACCTGATTGCCAGTCAAACGCCTGGGCATCGAAGCCGCCCCCGATGGTAGGAATCAGCGTCTCCGATTCCGCATCCAAGCGCTGCTGCCCCCCCGCATTGAGGCACATGGAAATCAGGTGCCCTGCCTGTCCTTGGTTGTCGTCTGCGCCACAAGTTCCAACGCCGTTTGCAGTGAGGGCGGCAACGCACGGCCCCTTTTCTCTGCTCGGCGCAGGATGCCCTTGCAGGCTGTGCTGCTCAAAAAGAACCGCTGCGGCACGGTGCCAGTCTCCAAGATATCCGACAACGAACACACGCTTGCGTCTTTGGGCCACTCCGAAATACTGAGCGTCAAGCACCCTGTATGCGAACCCATACCCGCACTCTGCCAGCCCTCCGAGGAAGGAGCCAAAGTCCCGTCCTCCATTGGAGGACAAAACGCCGGGGACGTTCTCCCAGACCACCCACTGGGGCCGATATCGTTTAGCAATGGCAAGAAAGGTAAGCATGAGGTTGCCACGCGGGTCATCCAATCCTTTTCTGAGTCCTGCGACTGAGAAGGATTGACAGGGGGTTCCTCCGCAGAGAACATCGATAGTTGCATCAGGCCACTCCTTGAACTTGGTCATGTCCCCAAAATTTGGGACGCTTGGATAGTGATGTTTTAACACCGCACATGGGAAGGGTTCTATCTCGCTGAACCCAACTGCTTCCCAGCCAATAGGATTCCAGGCAACACTTGCCGCCTCAATTCCAGAGCACATAGATAGAAAGTTCATCGCTTGCCCTTCAGGTACTTCCTGATGCTCTTGATTGCGAAGCTCTCAAATGCCCGCGTCGGCGGTAGCGGGGTGGTATGCAAACCACGGGGCCACACACCAAATTTCTCGCGGTAATTCGCAAGAGCACGCTTGTCTGTCCACGATCCTGTCTGCACTTTGTACTGCGCCATTGACCACCACGCTTGTTTGTCATCGCGTGACATGGAGCCCAGTTCTTCCATCTCACCGGGTACAGATACGACAGCACTCTTGCGCTCCCGCTCATGCCCGCAGTTCGTGCAGGTATCCGATCCACGGGGCCACAGGGCACCGCAGGCAGGGCACTTGGATTCTTTCTTCTCCTTCTCGTCGGGTTCCTGCTTGGCCTTCTCCTTGCCGTCTTCCAGTTCACTTACACCGTTCTCAAATACATCCTCCCAATCTTCTCTGAACCGGAGATAGTTACCCGAATGGTCAAGCCACAACCCGAAAGTTTTTCCGGGGTGTGTTCTCATCACACGCCCCATTTGCTGGATATGTGATGACAATGATTTACTAAATGGCCGCGCAGATACTCCAATCTTTACAGCAGGTGAGTCGAACCCCTTGGTAAGGATATCCGTAGCAATTAACCCGACAATATCTGAATCGGGTTTATTGAAGTCATCAATAATATCCCGCTTGAAATCATTATCATCACGGTAGGATATTGATACGAAGTTATATCCCTGCTCTTGGAACTTCTGTTGTAAATCAATACCATGATCCACGCCCGCACAGAACACGATAGTTTTCTCAGGCTTACCGAATACTTCATGGGTTTTCTTCACCCACTCAGCAACAATATCTCCCGTGATCTTCTTGCCGCGTGATGTAACTTCGTCCTGTGACCATTCCCCCGCTACTTTCTTGGCACCCTCCATGTCAATCTCTTTGGCTATAAACACGCGAAGGGGAACGAGAGAGCCAGCCTCTACCAGTTTCTTCGTGGTAATGGGGGATACGACATGGGAATAGATGGACCCCAAACCTTTTGTGAATGGGGATGCGGATAGGCCAATGAATTTTACATGCGGGTTGTTTCGGATGAACTCCAGCGTGGCTGCTCTTGTTTGATGCGCTTCGTCGATGATGAGGAGGGAGAGGCCGGGGAACTCTCCGCGCTTCTCGATTGTCTGCGCCGAACAGACTTGGATCAGTTCATGTGGCCGGTATCTCCAATGCCCTGATTGGAGAACCCCGTGGTCAATTTTGTACTTGTCCAGGCGCTGGGAGGTTTGATCGCACAGAACGATCCGGTCCAGCAGCATCGCCGCTCGGGTGCCCTTGACCCGGCAGGCTTCCAGCATGGCGATAGCGATCTCTGTTTTACCACCACCTGTGGCAAGGTACAGAAGGATCGCTTTGTGCCCGTCTTTGAAAGCCTCGCGCAGCATGTCTAACGCTGCGTCTTGGTAGTCGCGTAGTTTTAGCATGTGTATCCTCTGCCAGCACTAGCCCGCTGGCGTGGGCGTGGTTAGTTACGCAACGAAGTCACGGCACTTGATCTTCGCTATCAACCGATGACCACTGCGTGTGTTCAATTCGGTCTTCGGCCTAGCAACGATGCCCTCTGCCTCAAAGTTACCCCACGTTGATTGAATGCCCCGCTTCGCCCATGCAACCGCGTCGTGCAGTGTTCCCTCCCCAATCACTGGCACTACGTCTAGGCCAAGTTTCTGCGCCACATCATGAACGTCAGCACGCTGGAGCCACCACTGGCCCACACGCACATCAAACAGCACAAAATCTTGGTCTGCGCGGTAGTTCCCGCCAACCTTCTGAATCTTGGCTCCGTAGCCTTCTCCGTACAGAACCGCCTGACCATGACCCGCCCACCGGGCGTCCGGGAACATCTCGCCTAGCTTCTCAGCCAGCGGCAGAAAGCGCTCGTTTAAGCGGGCCACCAGTTGCGCGGGAATCTGTGCATCGTCGGTACGGCCACCAAAAGTAATGCCTCCGTCCTTGAAAATCACGCGGATGTTCGTGCCGTCTACCTTCTCGGTAAATGTCCAGACGTTACCAGCTAGGTATTCAAACTCTGGCAGCGTCCATTGGCCTTCCATCAGCGTCTTGCGCTTGCTCTCCATGTCGCGCTTGTAGATGCTCTGAATCTTGTGGTACTCGCTCATACTTCCTCCTTCTTCAGCTTGCGCTGCAGGGATGCAACGGTTCGCTTAAGTTCAGAGTTCTCCCGCTGAAAGGTGTCCCGTGAAATTTTGAGGCTCTGGTTCTCAATCTCCAAGATGCGAATCTGCTCCCGCAGTTCTGCGATGGTTTCGCCTGCCGCCTGCTTCTCCTCTTCGCTGGCTTCCATCGCTTCCACCGCAAGCCGGTCGCTCAGGCGCTGGTTCTCGGCCACCAGTTCTTGCACCGCTTCGTCCCGCTCGGGCGTTAAATTTGTCGGTTCCAACGGGGCTTCAACCACGTTGTTCAACTTGGCAGGCTTCTTCGGAGCGTTAGTTTTAACGGTGGAAACTTTGACGCCGCCGTCCATCTCCAACTTGACAGCAGTGACAAGCTGCGGGCTCACGCCACAGATGCGTGCCATCTCGTTGACAGACAAATCACCCCATTCAAAGTCGTCCAGTAGGGTCTGCACGCACTTCCGTTTGTCGGCATTGCTCCGCCGTAGGCCGTGGTCCCGGTTCGCACCCAGGCTGTAGAGGATGGCATCACGCAGGGTGCCTGTCCGCACATCGGCTTGGATGCTTGTCTTGCCCAGGCGCTTGACGGCATGCAACCTATGGAAGCCATCAGCCAAGTAATACTCCACGCCGTCGTGGTAGACGACTACAGGCGGGAACTCGTCGCCCGCTTGCATGGCCTCGGCGTAGTCCGATACCGTATCCTCGCTGATCGAAGCACGGGACTGGGTGCCCTTGTCAATGATGATGTTGTTGATGTTGAGTTTTTTCATGGTGTTCAAAAGTTAGGCCGAAGGCGTGCGGCCTGTTCACGTTAGGGTCAGGTTCCGCAGGTCTTTACCTTGCCGTCGCGTGTGTAGGCCACAGTCGCACCGCTCGTGAATTGCAGGTACTCAACGCCATCCACGCACACACGGGCGTAGCCGGTCGCCGTTGCCACTTGGCGGTCAAACCAGCCGCAGCCGGTCAACAGAATCGCGGCACTCAGGATCATTGCAATTTTCATGTTTCCTTCTCCTTGATGTTTAGCCTGTTCACGTTAGGGCGCTTCACTTGGCCGCCATGTAAGAAAGCCAGAACGGCCAAAACATCGCCTTGTAGAATCCGTCTGCCGGGCTCGGACCCCAGGCGCACGGCTGCTGTGCCTTGCGCTCGCATTCGGCCTTGTGCTCTCGCTGAGCCCTCTCGCTGTCCACTGTGGCTGGGCCGAAGCAGATCACAAAGATGATGAAATAGGCCGCGCCAAACACCACTCCAATCCGTTTTTGAATGCTCATTGGTTCTCCTTGATGATCTTCGCGTCCTCCACCTCGGCAGGCCGCACCATTGCCGCTTCCACCAGACGGCGGAACACTTCGCTCGGCACTTGCACCGCTGGCACCACTGCACTGTGCTGGTACAACGCTGCAACCAGATGCTTCATCTGTTCGTTCATGCTAACCTCCTGTTGCCTCAATGCACTAGGTAGAAACCCCTAGTTGTCATCAGGTAGGATCAGTGTAGCATCGGGGCTCTGGAGGTGCAAGATGGAAGATCTGCTAGAAGAGAATCGTGTGCTGCGGGAGCGCATCGCTACCCTGGAGGCTCACATCCACGGGGGCATCCATTGTGCATTTTTTTGCGCTTTGCCGGAGTGTTTTCAACAACTGAAGGAGAAGTCAGATGAGCGAGAGAGAGTTTTTCCGATTCACCAATCCTCTTGACATCACCATTGGACGGGGCCGCATCATCTGGGCGGAAGCCACGGAGCACAAGGGTCTTGTACATCCAGCGGGATGGGTTCTGCCGGGAGGCGAACGGACTCTA